CCTCCCGAAGCGCTTGGCAATCGCCGTCAACTCGGGCGCGTCCGCCCCTGCCATCAGACGAAACGCGCGCGAACTCCGGTCGGCGTTGATGCTAGCCGAGAGCATCCCGCGACTGAAGTCCCACGCGAAAGCAGCCATTCGCTTGACGCCATCCCACCCGGCGAGCGCCGCGAAGTGGGCAAGGCTGGCGCCGACGGCCGATCTGACCTTCCCCCACTCGCGGCCGACCTTGTCGCCCATGGCGCCGAGTGCCTTGCCGACCATGGTCTGGCGTTTCTCAAGATCCTTCAGCGCCTTCTCGCTCTTGATGATCGCGGCTTCCGCCTCGGTCATCTTGCGAGTCATCTTCGTGATGTCGTCGAACTTCGCCTGTAGCTCAAGCAAGAATTCGATGCCGCCCGGGTTAGCCATCCTTCACCCCGAAGCCGGCAGCCAGCGCGCGGACAGTGCGCAGACAGTGGAGCCCGTCAGCGATCAACATCGCTCCGAGCATAGCACTGTCTGTGTCGTCGCCGCGCCTGAACGCCATGAGAGCCTCCGCTGCTGTCTCGAGATCCGCGCCGGCCCGGCGCGCGGACTCTAGTAGACTTTTCGGATCTGAGTCTTCTTGACCCCGGCGAACTCAACGAGTTCCCCGCCGAAGGACAGGACGATACCCGGGCGCTTCTCAGTCAGCTTGAGGAACTCGGGCGCCGCGGGCCACACGCAGCACTGAAACACCAGGTCCCGTGTCGCCGTCGCCTTGTCGTCGCCAGAGAGAGCCGCGAGGTAGGCCGCCCACTCGTGACGGTTCGGCGAGCGGAACACGGCCTCCCCGTCCTCGGTCGCGAGATGAAGCACCTGGCCGTGCTTGACCTTCAGCTCCGCTATCAGTACGTCGGTCACCTGGGTCTCGATGTTCTGCATGGTGCTCACTGTGACACCTGAGACCCAGGCGCCGTCACTTATCGGCTACACGAGGGTGCGCGTCCGCAGCCCCTGGTGCTTCGAGTTCCAGCGGATGTTCATGATGTCGAGGGCGACCTTCACAGTCAGGGCCTCGGTGCCCTCACTGTTCGACCGATCCGGGGAGTGGATGCGGGCGCCCATGAGCTGGTCGACCTGGATCGTCGGAGTGCTCAGCCCGATCTCTCGGTACGCGACAGTCAGGGTGACCGCCCGCTCTGAGAACCCGATCGCCCCACCGCCCGTCAGGATCGGCAGGACTGTGTCGTACCACTCCTCAGCGTAGAACTCGATGTCACCGGAGAACTTGAGCTGGCCACGGGTGCGGCCGACCGGGTGAGACGACGTCCCGTAGATCGTCGCGGTGGTCAGCTCCTCCTTGTAGTTGATCGACTTGATCCCTGGGATCCTCTGCCCGTCGAGCGCGAACTCGACGGAGCAGAAGCTGGTCCTGTGCCCATTCACATCTGGATAGTTCGGCATTGTGATGCTCCTCGGTTACTGAGCCAGGACCGGGTTCTTGAAGCCGATCGCGCAGGCGATCGCCTTGAGGTACGCCTTCGGGACGATGCTCACCTCGGCGTTCGCCACAGACGTTGACAGCAGGTCATCGTCGCGCGCGATCTGAGCCTCGACACCCGAGCACTCGCCGGGGTCGAGAAGCACGGCCTCGAGCTTGCCCTGGACCACGCTGTCGATGCGCTTGGCGTCGGCCTCGTCAATGTAGCCGGTGGTCGTGTCGACGTTGACGTCCTTGTTCACGAACAGCAGGTAGGCGGCCCTGGCGGTCTTCGCCGCGAGATCCATCACCCGGCGGTTCATGACGTACGTGAAGTCACTCCCCGGCTGGCTCATCAGTCTGCCGTTCGTGACATAGTACCCAGGAAGCCCGGGGAACGTCCGCAGGGTCGTGAAGCGCGCGTCGTCCAGCGAAGGCGTCGCATACTCATCGCGATAGATCGCCCGCACGTTCTTAAGCGCGCCGTCCTCGACGCAGCCCGGGTCGCGGCTCAGCTTGGTGGACCCGAGCCGCGCAGCCACTGCCCACGCCGCGGGACGCTTGTCGATCCGCCCAGTGAGCGGCGAGACCATGTCAGCGTACGACGGGACCACCATGATCCGGCTCGACTGCACGTTCGCGAACGCAGCCTTGATGACACTGTCCGTGTCAGTCGTGGTGTCGTGCGGACACTCGACCACGCCGAAGACGTACCGATACGCGGTCTCCGCGGCGGTCATCTTCGCGTCGACGACGCCCTCCAGGGTCACCGCGTCCGCGGCGTTGGGGCCGTCGTCCGATGCCGGCACGCCGACAACGTGGACCCATCCCCACTCAGACGAGTCGGCCAGAAGGGCGGTGAGCGCCGCCGTGACGTCCGACGTGGTCGTCAGCGTCCACGAGCAGTCCGCACTGTACTCATCGTCCTTGACGAACGTGCTCGCCAGCGTCAGCACTACGCCAGCGTCTGGGATCGCGTAGATCCCGCTCCCGGCAGTCAGGATGTCGCCGCTGTAGCTATTGCCTCCATCGAGCGAGTATACGAACGCCGCCGTGCCGAGAGCACCCGCGGTCGTGATCTTCACGCGCAGGCGATAGGCGTCGACCATCGAGTGAGTTCCAGTCACAGACGGCGGACTGACAGATCCAGTCTGAGTGACCGTATTGTCGAGATTCAGCGTGTAGACGTCGTTCTGCACGTACGTCCCCGCCGGGAAGTTCAGCGTCGTCAGGTACGCACCTGGGACCTGATAGGTGTACGTCGCGGCGCCCGACGTGATCGCGGCGCCATAACTACCGCCGTCGATCGAGACCTGGAACTTCATGTTCGTCAGCGTCCCGCCGGTGTGGATCTTGACCCGGATCACCTTGTGCGGGCCGGCAGCCGCCGACACCGTTCCGGCGCCGCTTCCGCTCTGAGTAAGCGAGCCCGGACCCGAAACGTAGTTGCTCGCCGCCGCGGGAACCGCGTAGACAGGGCCGCCGGCCACCGAGAGCACGGACGCCACAGCCTCGACCAGCGGGCCAGCGCCGAGCAGCGACTGCGCCACCTTCACGCTGTTGATCGAGTAGACAGTGTTCGGCGTGCCCTTGGTGCATACGCCGATCTTCGCTTGCGCCTTACCCGCGCCTGCGAGCACGATCCCCAGTCCGGGATCGCGGATTGTGAGTGAAACATCAGGGAGTGCCATCCCAGTCCTTTCGTGTTGGGGTCGCGACCTTCCGGGTAGTCGCGGACACTCCGCAGACAGGCCCGGTCACTGTGTTGACAGTGCCAGCCCTGCCCATTCACTCCAGTACAGGGACGGCGCTACGCGGGCGGGTCCTCTGGCGGGGTGACCTCGCCAAGAACAATCTCCGTCTCGTCCGTGCCGCCGCGCTCAGCCAGAACCTTCGCGCGGATCTGCTCGATCGTCGCCGTCGTCGTGGTGCCACGGCGGATGGGAACGCGCACGATGAGCGTCAGGTCAATCGTCGCGCCCTTCGTCGTGCGACTTCCAACGTTCCACTCTTCTCCAGCGATCTGATAGGAGGCCATCGAAGACGTGCGATGGACGAGTTGGACGAACGTCTCGAGGAGAGCATCTGCGGTCTCCACGCTAGTGCCCCAGATGCGCACTAGAACGTTGATCTCACGTACCCAAAGGTCTCCGGGCGTGGTCTCGCCACGCAACCTCTCGGCCGGGACGTGCGTCGCCGATCGCGGTTCCCAGTAGATAGCCGGCGGCCTCGTGTGCTCGCCAGGGTCACTCGAGTAGACCTTGACGTCCGCGTCCAGCAACGACTCGAGGTCGGTGAACAGTTGCGTCCAGCTCACAGCTTCTTCCCCATCATGCGCTCCAGGAACCTGGCAACCGCTTTCTCGGCCGCCATCGACCATCGCGATCCGAGTCCACCAGTATCAAGCTCAGGAAGCATCTGACGCCGAGGAAGGTCGGCCGCACCGTACTGGTGAAACGAAGCGTATGACGTGGGAAGAATGATTCGCACGGCTCCCGGCTCACCTCGCACGGCTACCGATCTAGACATACGCCCCGTGTCCACGAGCACCTTGTCTCCACGCAGTGGCTTCCCCTGCTTAATCCGACGCTCGCGCGCCTTGCGGTCACGGGCCCTGTTGCGCTGTCGAGCCAGTGGCTTCCACGGATTGCCGTACGGGTCGCGTGACTGTTTGAATTCGTCGGCGAGTTCTTTTTTGAACGCCTCTCCAATCAAGTCGACCAGCTTCTTCCCGTCCGGAGAACCGGGAGCAACGATCTGAGACAGTTGGTTGAGCCTATCTTGCAGCTCTTTGAACTTGTCCCAGTCGCCGCGAATGATCGCCATGCTACCGCCCGCCGGTGAACGGACCGCGCGTCCCTGTCGTGCTCCATCCGCGCTGGGCATTGCTTGCAAACCGCACACGTCCGGACGGCGGTGGCACTCCCTCGACAGCTCCGGATGACGAGTCGGTGGCCTCTGGACTGACCTGTCCGTTTGCGATCATCTTGAGCCACGCGAGCACGTCTTCGTAGCGCAGCCTAAGAGTGTCGTCTCCTGGCGTGGCGGGGTTGTATCCTCGATTGCCAGCGATCAGGTCGTAGACAGCGACGATTGCGCACGCGCGACGGATGTCAGATCCCCACGCGACCAGAGGGAGAGTGAACTTCTGTCGCAGGTACGAGTCGATCAGATCGGATGCACCAGAGATCGACGCATCCTGGTCTGTCGTCGAGACGTCCTCGAGAGCATCGGCCGCGATCCCGTACTGACTGAGTTCGGCGCGCGTGCAATAGCTTGCCATTGCCTACCTACTTCGCTACCGGAGCCGCCGGACGCTGCGCTCGCTTCATAACCTGCTCTGCGGCGGCCAGCTTGATCCTGAGCGCGTCGCGCTCGCTCTCAAGTGCAGCCACCTGCTCACGCAGCTTGCTTATGATGACGTCAGCCTCAGCCAATACGGCTGGGTCTCCGTCCGGAACGATCCGCAGATTCTTGTCGCCGGCAAGTGACTCATACGTGGCCTTGCACACGCGCCACTTGTCCGACGGGTCGTCAGACTCTCCGTCGATGACCTCGACCACTTGATACGAATCGCCACGAGGCCACCCGCGTCCCGCGCGAAAGTAGAACTTGAGACCGTCGGCCGCGGGTCCTGACACCTTGAATTTCATGCAGTAATCCTCACAGAAAACGGCCCGCCCCCGTCAGTAGTCGGAGGCGGGCCAAGATAGGCTCAGGCAGTCAGTCGAGGACTACGCAGGACCGAGGCGAATCGCGAGCTGCGGGAAGGTGTACCCGAAGGCAGCGCGCAGGTCCACGCCCCACTCGTACCGCTTCTGACGGAACACATTGTCGCTAGACGGGTCGACACGCGGAACGAAGTTGGCCGGCTGACGGAGCTGATACAGCATCGGCATGATCCCGCGGGTCGTGCAGAACAGATACCAGTCGTCTGTGTCCGACAGCCAGGGGTTGACGATGACGGTCGCCTTTCCCTTGTAGACGTTCGACACGGCGGCGTTGCTGACGTTCTCGGAGCCAGCGACGTTGAGCTGCTTCTGACTGATCAGATCGCTTTCGACAGCAACGAGCGCGGCGTCCTCCAGGTCAGGCGGCACCATGAGGATGTTTCCCACCACGCCGAGAGGCTTTCCGTCGTCGCGGGTGAACTTCATCATCGCCTTGCGGGCGGCCGAGAAGGCGGCCTTTGGGTCAGCTGCGAGGCTGTAGCCAGCGCCCTTCAGAAGGTTGCTGAACGTGCCCTTCGACGAATCATCCGGGTCGACCGGGTGATCGGTGTCGAAGAAATACTGTCCATCCCAGCACAGCGTCGACGTGCCAGCCTCGAGAGTCGAGGACACCTTCTCGTCAACGAACTCGGCGACGCGCTTCCCGAGGGCGCCGACGATGTCGGTGAAGAAGCCGTAGGTGTCGTCCTCTAGCTTCACGCGGTCGAGTCCGACTGTGTCCTCATAGTGCTTATTCGTCAGCGAGTAGTCGCGGGTCGCGACGTTGTTGACGACGCGCTCGCCGAACCACTCACGGAGACCGGGGATCTCGCCCATCCAGGGATAGACGTTCTTCTCGGTCTTGCTCGGGACCTGCTTCGCGATCGTCTTCCAGAACGTGGGCACAGTCTGCTGGGCATCGCGGAAAGCGAAGTCCACCGACTGGAAGAACTGCTCCAGATTGCTTCGAGTGAGTTCCATTTCTGTGTTCCTTTCAGTGGGCTAGCTGACGGTGACACCGGAGCAGGCCGCGAGTTCCCATGCGGATCCGTTCCAGCGGAACGCCGCGAAGTCGCCCACCGCGCCGAGTGCGCTGACGCTGGCGAAGCCAGACACGGCAGCGGGTGTAACGGTGCCGATTGGCGTGCTAGCGCCGGCCTTGACCATGACGTACTTGATCTGTCCTTTGAAGATGCCAGCGGCGAGCGTGTAGGCCGTGGTGCCAGTGATGTCGAGATACGTGAGGGGACACGACGGGGACACGGCGCCGGCCGACGACACAGTCTCAGTCGCGGTCTCGGCGTAGATCTGCTCGAGAGTGATGCCGCCGAAGCCGGCGCCAGAGCCGACCCACACGCCATCGCTGTCGACGCCGGTGACAACGCCGGCGACACTGCGGACGCCGGCGTTGCTCGTCAGCGCGACCGTCTGATCATCGACAGCGTAGACTCGGCGTCCGATGTGAGCCGCCGTGATGGCGTCGCCAGCGGCGGAGTTGCCCCACTTGAACACGCCAGGCTCGTACAGTGCCGAGACGGCAGCGTCGGAGCCAGAGTTCACGCTGGTCTTCAGAGCGCGACCGACGACGACGAGGCCAGCGGCGGCGGTGGCCGGCGCGAGGTACCCACCATTGAGGCACACGAGAGCCCCCTGGTAGATCGTGGTACTCCCCTTCTGGGGAGCGCTGAGGGTCACCGGGATCGGGGCCCCCGAGAGCTGCTTAGTGTTGCGGTACGCGGACAGAGCGGCCATATTTCTTTCCTTCCTTTCTGTTGGCTCTCAGCCGCTACCGGCTGATCTTCCCAGTGGCGCGGAACGTGGCGAGACGAGCGGCGTCCAGTCCCATGTTCTCGGCAATCTCGGCTCCCACGCCGGTCAGCTTGGCAACCTCGGCAGGAGCGGTGACAGTGGCACCGACCTGAGGAGCGGCGATCTCGATGAACGACTTGAGCATCGCGATCCCCTTCTCATGGCCGAGGCCCTTGGCCTGCTCCTCCCAAAACGCCTTCTGTGCGGGCTGGATCTTGCCGGCCTTCACTCCGCCGTCGAGCACAGTCGCGAACTCGGCGGACAGGCGAGCGGTCTTCTCCTGGTCGAGCTGAGCGCGCAGTGAGGCCAGCTCCTCGTGAGCCGCCTTGAGCGCGGTCAGGGCGCCAAGCGCCTCGTGGTCGCTGGACTTGCCGACGAGCGCGTGCACGGACGAACGACGCGCCGTCAGGCCCTTCATCTCCTCCTCGGACTCGCACCCCTTCTTCTCGAACTCGGCGATCTTCGCCTCGAGAGCGGTGCACTTCTCCTTCGCTGCGGCGAGTTCGGTCTTCATCGCCTCGCAATCAGGGCACGGCATTTCACTGTCTCCTTTGCTTGTGGCTGCGACCAGAGGCTCTAGCTGGTGCGACGCCGGGTTGTTGGTCAGTGCGAAGTTCACGAGCCTCTGGATTCGCCCGGTCTTCGTGTCGTGAACGAAGGCCGGCGAGAAGTAGCGGTACTCGCCCGACTCGAGATAGGCGCGGGCGCGGTCGGTCCACTTGACGCTCGTGGCCCACAGTTCGCCGTTGCGAACCTCTGGCACCCACTCAGTAGCGGACGCAGGAGCCTCAATCGGAGGGTCGCTCAGCGACTGGTGCTCATAGTCGCCCATGAGCGCGTCGCCCTTGGCGGCGTACGCCTCGAGTACGAGACGCGCGGCCTCGTCGTCAAAGACGAACGTGCCCTTGTCCGTGGCGTTCTCGCCAGCGCGAAACAGACGGAACTCAGTGGGCGCCGTGCGCGCCTCACCCTCGCCAAACTCGAACGCGAAGGCGGGCAAGCTCGACAGCGCGGCCAGGCGCAGGCGCGATCCCTTGGTGCGACCGGTGGGCATTGTCTAGCCCACAGTGCCAGCGCGTGCGCGGCTCTCTAGTATGCGGCGGCGCTACTCGTCCGCGTCCTCTGCAGTGGAGTCCGCTGGATCTGAGACCTCGTCGCCCTCAAGCGCAAGGATGATCTCGTCCCAGCGATCGTAGACGTCGCGGTCTATTACAATCGTGTCACCTTGCTCTTCCACCTTGATCCTCCGATTCGTGCGAGATGATCTCTACCTTCACGCCCATCCTTGAGAACCAGGATCGAAGCTGTGCCTCGTCTGCTCCCTGGAGCACCTCTCGCTTCGCCTGGATGTCGCGACGGCCACGGTATCGCTCCCTCTGTCCCCTGGACCATTCGCGCATGTCTGCCTTCGATGCCTCGTAGGCGGACTGAATGTCTCTGTCTTTGGGCCATCCCGCCTCGGGACGTATTGCCCGGAACGTGACAACCGTACCGTCTGGACGCCTGGTCACAACGCGCGTCTCGGCTAGGTCATTGGCGCCGGCCATGCGGATGTCTGTCAGAGAGAAGCTAGATCCGTTGGGGTGATTGTGCGTCAGCACCGCGTCCTTCATTGCCGACAGATCGGACCTTGCAAATGCCACCTCTCTGGCCTTCCCGACCCTGGCGACCACCTGCTTCCCGCTAGGAGACAGAGCGACGGCGTGCTCGACTTCCCGGTCTGCAATCTGCACCTCGACATCCGCCAGCCTCCTCTGAACAGCCCTCCGGATTGGTATCGAGTCATCCAGCGTGGTCTTAGGG